ACACGGGAACAAGCACAGGTGTTGCCATCCGCAATGATGGCGGTGTGTTTTTTACAAGAGCAAACGCAGATGTTCTAAATGTAAACCGCACAACATCTGATGGGGCTATTGCTCAATTCCGCAAAGACGGAACTGTGGTGGGGAGTATTGGGGTTGCTGATAGTGACAACTTGGTTATCTCTAGCACCGCATCTGCACACGGTGGCTTAAAGTTTAATAACACAGCTATGGCGGCCTATGTTGATGGCGCAAGCAGCGATGGCACTATGAGCATTGGCACGTCTGTCGTGCGCTTCAAAGACCTCTACCTGTCTGGCACAGCCAACGCAGTCAACTTCAACACCACCTCAGACGCCACTCTAAAGACAAACGTAGAGACACTCAGCGGCTCACTGGACGCCGTTAAGTCCCTGCGTGGTGTCTCATTCGATTGGCTAGAGAACGGTGGCTCAGAGATAGGTGTCATTGCCCAAGAGGTAGAAGCTGTACTGCCGGATGTGGTCAGCACAAATGACGAGGGCATCAAGTCCGTCAAGTATGGCAACATGGTCGCCGTGCTTATCGAAGCAATCAAAGAACAACAGCTTCGCATTGAAGCATTAGAAGCTAAACTAGGAGACTAACTATGGCTGTAACTTACACATGGACTATCGCAGAGCTTGAGCGCAACACAGCAGATGGTGGCGTGACAGTAGCGCACTGGCGGTGCGAGGGTGTTGATGGGGAGGCCACAGCTTCTTCATACGGGACATCTTCATGGACACCGGACGCGTCTGCCTCTGACTTCATTGCGTTTGCTGACTTAACTCAAGACGCTGTGCTTGCTTGGGTCTGGAACACTGTGGTTCGTGCTGACATCGAACAGGCGATTGCAGACAAGATCAACGCTGAGTTGAACCCAACGACTACCGCTGGGGTTCCTTGGTAATCTAAACGCTAATAGTGGAAGGACACGAAGATGGCGATTAAGGTAAACGGCACAACCGTTATTAATGACAGTAGGGCTTTGCAGAATGTTGCATCTGTTGATGCTGCCACTAAAACCGCGTTTGGTAACGCTGGATTTGCAACAGAAAGCCCCCCTGAACCCGGGCCAAATTGGGATCCATCTGCTACTGCTCAAGCTACATTTACATCTTCTGGGACTTGGACAAAACCCGGATCTATAGGGGATAACGACTGGGTGGTTTTTTACCTAAATGGCGGTGGCGGCGGCGGGTCTTTTGACAGCACTTGGGGGGCAGGTGCCGATGGGGGGGGTGCTGTTGTTGCTGCCGCATTAGGTAAGAATATACCATCTTCAATAACTTTCACTGTTGGCGCGGCAGGTTCAAAAGGTACTAGTGACGGCGCTGCCGGTACTGATGGTGGAGATACCAGTTTCACAGCGAATAGCCAAACCTTTACCGCAGAAGGCGGCTTAGGTGGCAATGGCGCGGGTGGTAGCCCAAGGCCCACACCAGATGGATCATACAATGTTCCTTTTAATGGGATATTAGGGGGCTCTGTAATTGCTGGCACACCATCGAACACCTCTGGCGGCGGCGGTAGTTCCTATGGCGACCCTCAAAACAGCGTATACGGTGGCGGCTCTGGGGGTGGAGATTTTTCCAGCGGCAGAGTGGGCGGTACATCCGTTTATGCTGGCAATGGTGGCAATTCCGCTAAAAAGGGTGCGCCGTTTAATGGAGTAACCCCCAGTGGCGGCGGAGGGGGGTCAAATGCAGGAGCTTCTACAACAGGAAACGGCGGCGCTGGGCAGGTAAGGATCTTCTACGGCAACTAAAGGAATAATTACATGACTAAAACTTTTTTTCACCGCGAAACAAACAACCCTTGTATCTTTGATGACGATGCAAGCATCGAAGATTGGCCCGACTTTCAAGAGTTTCCACTCCCAAAAGAAGTAACACGGGCAGACGTTATAATGACTAGAAATCATGCTTTAAAGGTTTCTGATTGGATGGCGGTTTCTGATCGCACCATGACGCAAGAGCAGATAGATTATCGGCAGGCTCTTCGTGATATTACCTCTCAAACTGCCTTTACTGAAGGGCGTTACAACGATATTCAGTGGCCTACAAAGCCTATTGATCCGGGGTTGGGTTGATGCTTAAAAAGGCAACAGTGATAGGGCGTGGGACAGCAGGTACGATGGCGTATTTAAAAATGCTCCAACTGCGGTTTGTCACTGATGGGGTCTTGGAAATAAACTGGTACTACGACAGTTCCACTAAAGCTATGGCTGTAGGTGAGGGAACAACACCCAGATTTCCAAACACTCTTATGGGTGTACAGGGTCTATCTATGGGCACCGACATGCACAAGCTAGATGCTAGACCCAAGATAGGTATTGAGTACGAGAACTGGGGTAAGTCGGACTTCGTTCATCCCTTCAACATGGGTCACCATGGCATTCACTTTAACGCTTCAAAGTTCCAACAGTATGTCTTTAAAAACTGCACGGACGAATCTGATGTTACACTGATAGACGCTAATGTCTCTCATGATGATATTGATAGTGATGTAATCATTGACTGCACTGGTGCCCCAAAGACCTTTGAAGACTATGACATCCCAAAATACATCCCAGTAAATGCTGTGCATGTCACGCAGTGTTCTTGGCCTGACAAGCCGAAAAGTCTGTACACTAAGACAATAGCGCGTCCTTGGGGTTGGGTGTTTGTCATACCCTTGCTAACTAGGTGTAGTGTTGGGTATCTTTACAACCATGAGATAGCCTCTTTGGATCAGGTTAAGGCAGATGTTGAGAACGTGTTTGATGAGTTGGATGTAGTTCCGACAGACACTACAAACAGCTTTCACTTTAACAACTATGTTCGTAAAAAACTCATTGATGGTCGTGTTGCCTACGCTGGAAACTCTGGTTTTTTCTTGGAGCCAATGGAAGCGACAACGCTAGACTGTGTTGACAGGGTACTAAACTGCATTAATGGCAACCCATTGCAGGAAGCATGGAATCCTCTTCTGAAGGCACTGTTCACAGAAGTAGAGTATTTTATAATGATGCACTATGCGGCAGGCAGCAAGTGGAATAATGAGTTTTGGGATTTTGCCACTGAGCGGGGGTCACTAGCAATGGAAGAGGCTATGAGCCACTCATTCTTTAATGACCTATATACCAAGGGGAGGCCATCCGCAGACACGGCGTACAGACCTTACTTCGGCGCAGAAAGCTACAAGTTGAACTTAGAAGGTCTTGGTTTAGAGTGTAGTGTGACGCCGGATTGGCATCACAGTCAAAATGAGTGTATAATGGCCCAAGCGGCGGAGTGACAGAGGACTAACAAAATGGCGACTACCACAAATTACAGCTTCACGCTGCCGACGGTTGGTCTTACAATATCACATGGCCCACGAAGCCTGAGTGATGCCTAAAGAGCAAGAAGGTTGGCACATATCCAGAAGTGTCCCCGCAACGCTCCTACTTGGACTTATAACACAAGCAGCAGCAATCATCTGGACAGTCAGCATGATGATGGCAGACATCCAAAGCAACACCGAGAAGCTCATGAACTTTAGTGAGCGTGTGAACAAAGTCGAAGTGATGGTGCAGTCTCAAGCTGTCTCCATGGCTCGCATAGACACCAACATCGAACATATCAGAGGCGCTGTCGAGAAGATGGCTGCTGACTAAAGAAAGAGGCGGCTATGGAAAAGCAAATAATACCCGGCCTCATGGCCGTGGTTCTAGGCTTGGCCGGGTGGAACTTAAAACAAACCCACGACCTGTCAATCGCAGTGGCAAACGTCCAAGTCCAACAGACTGACCGCGAAGTCCTACAAGACATGCGTATGAGCATCCAGAGATTGGAGCTTTTGCTGCTTGAGGACGCAATGCGAAACTAAGGAATAACATTATGACAATCGCAATGGAGCGGGTGTTGGCTTGGAAGCTAATGCCCCGTCTAATGATGGCTGTGATGACCCTAATGTATGTGCAAGTGCTGCACTGGTTCATGGGTCTATCTCCAGATGCCATGACATCCCAAGCAACTGCACTGACAGCAACCGTCACAGGTGCAATGACTGGTGCCTTTGCCGTTTGGTTAGGACACGAGAAATGATCAGCATACTCACAAGTGCCGTAGGGTTAGCGACTAGCTACCTAGACGGTAAGGCCAAGATCAAATCAGCTGAAGCTGAGACCAAGATGAAGCTGGCTACCGGAGAGATAAGCTGGGAGCAAGCTGCCATTGAAGCATCAAACAACAGTTGGAAAGATGAGCTTTGGACTGTGGTCTTTGTGCTTATCCTCGCTGCTAATTTTGTACCTGGCTTACAAGACACCATGGCATCAGGATTTGCTAATCTTCAGAACTGTCCCGCGTGGGTTCAAGCTGGAATGTACGCCTCAATAGCAGCTTCATTCGGCATTAGAACACTTAAAGGATTTAAGCGATGAGTGAAGCAATGAAGACCCTCCAAGAGAAGGTTGGTGTTGATGCAGATGGCTCCTTTGGTCCCAACACAGCAAGGGCTATAGCCAAGCACTACGAACTATCTGCCCTAGAAGCAGCGCACCTACTTGGTCAGTCTCACCACGAGTCTGGTGGATTTAAGAAGACCACGGAGTCCCTCTATTACAGCACCCCAGAGCGCATCCAAGCTGTGTGGCCTACACGCTTTGACACTGTAGAAGACGCAGAGCCCTACGCTAAGAACCCAAAGGCATTAGCCGACAAGGTGTATGGTGGCCGCATGGGCAACCTTGGCGAAGGCTACCTATGGCGGGGCAGGGGCTATCTCCAGCTGACTGGTCGTGACAATTACAGACTGTTTGCCTCAGACATGCGCCTCCCAGATGTAATGGATGACCCCGACCTCTGTGCAAACGAGTACGCATTCGAGACAGCCCTTTGGTACTTCAAGACTAACTTCCTGTTCCGCATTGCTGCCAAAGGAGTAAGTGAGGAGGTTGTCCGTAAGATTACAAGACGGGTCAATGGTGGATACCATGGCCTA